AAACCCTTCATGAGAGATGGAAAATATTATTCACCATATAATAGAGCCATCAGTGGCATTTCCAAAGCTACAGGTTGTTTAGATCCTACTATTGTCGATGTAGTTATTAAACGTATGACCAGTTATTTTATAGAAAATTTGCCTGATCATAAGTTAAAACCTGTTACAATGAGTGCTGCAATTAATGGTATAAAGACAGATGATTTCTTTAAACGTATTAATACGTCCACTGGATCTGGATTTGGCTTAATTGGAAAAAAGGGAAGGCATTTACCTATTGTAGATGAAGACGAGTGTATCCGGGAACCTACTTCTGAAATAAAGAAAATGGTCAATAAAATGATTCAAAGTTATGAAGGAGGTATTTCATGTGCGCCAATCTCTGAGGGTTTATTAAAAGATGAACCCAGATCGAGAGCGAAGGTAGAAATAGGTAAAGTACGTATGTTTTATTCTGTTCCTTTGTCGTATTTGGTAATATGTAGAATGTTTTTACATCCTTTGTTTACATTAATAGTTGAGAAAAGTGAATTATTTCAATGTGCCATTGGGATCAATATGCATTCTAGTGCTGATGCTTTGTTTAGGACTTTATCTGAATGGTCTCCATATATTATGGAAGGTGACTATTCAGCATTTGATCAATCTATGGCTTTTGCAATTGGTCATGGAGTAGCGACTGTATATGTTAATCTATTGAAACATTTTGGATACAATTCGTTTTCGATTCAGATTGTTAAAGGCTTGTTGACAGATGATCTATTTCCATTGGTTGTTATTCTAAAGGATCTGTTTTGTGCTCCTGGATTGAAGACATCAGGAGGATTAGGTACTGCAGAAAATAATTGTACAAGGAATCTTTTTATGAAGATGTATGCATGGTATTTACATCCTATGTTGAAGGAGAAGGATTTCTTTGAATATGTTATGTGCAGAGATTATGGAGATGATTTGCTTGTTTCTGTTAAAGAGGATGTTTTGTGCTATTTTAATAATATTTATTATCAGAAGGTTTGTGTAGATGTGTTTCGTATAAATTATACAGCACCTGATAAGAGTGATAAGATACAACCTTATTATCCTATTAAGAATAGTACATTCTTGAAACGGAGTTTCTTGTATAGAGAAGATCTAAAGAGATGGGTTTCACCCCTGAACTTAGATTCGATATGGAGAGCATGTTTATGGCAAATGCCGTCGTCGGTGGTGAGCGAGGAACAACAAGTTCTCGCGCTATATACTTCTATGTTGTGGGAATTCTTTTTGTGGAAACCTGAACGGGAGTATAATGAAATTCGTAGTGAGATGTTGCAAATTTATCGTGAAAACTATATTAATATAGAAGATGATGAATTGCCCACTTACTACCAAATTCATGGACGTATCTTCAAGTGAGATACGTTCCGCTTAGCCAGCGTTAAAGGCTGGGTATATTGCGTACAACTTACAAGAGCACGTACAATGAGATATAAGCGCATATACTCGAGGGAGACAGTAGTCTATAAGTTTAATTTAACGCCCTCCAAAAGAAAAGTTAGTTATGAAGCTCAACTTTCCCCTGTTATGGATGTAAAAGGGGGATCGCAAATCCATCCGGTATTAATTCAATTGAAAATCTTACCAGCTTTTTACGAAGCACACAGGACCGTCTAGCAGAAGCCCAGGTTGAGCTAGAGGTCCTTTCGGATCATTTTAAGGGTAAGTCTCGACGCACATTGCGTAAGATACTTATCACTGAACCTGATCCTCGTGTGATTTCTATTTTGGAACATAGAATTGCACTAGCAGCTGAGGTAGCCAGCTTAAAAGCTACCATTGAGAGACTAACCGTTTTACTTGAAGATAGATTTGTCATTATGACAGAGTCTAATATCAACAAGGTTACGTCTCTCGCCACTACTGAGGTTACTAATGAAGTTATGACTGATATAACTGGTGAAGAGGTAAAGATGGCACCTGCGGGTGATTCTGTTGATGATGACGAAGGTCAGGTCGAACTTACTGAATTATCAGATTATTTGAGTAGACCTTTGTTGATTCATTCAGATTCACATGCTGCAGGTACATATATTTATCATGCTTTGCCTGTTTGGAAACTTTTTACAGATTCTCCATCAGTTAGGTCTAAGTTGCGTAATTATACATATCTTAAAGGTGATATGCATGTTAGAATTGCAATATCAGGTACACCATTTCATTATGGTAAAGTTCTTGCATCTTATCAACCGTTTGCAAATATCAATACTAATTTGATTAATTTGAAGACGGAGTATGCATTAGATACTATTGGATTCCGTGCTAATTTGGCTAATTATTTAAGCCAAGCGTTAGGGAGTGCAGTAATTGATATACGTGAG